ATTAATTTCTATAATGTTATAATGTTCTTTTGTTATTATCTTGTCTATCATTTCCTTATATTTTAAATACAAGTCCTCTTCTATTACCCATACCCCCGCCTCTATCTCTACTGCTTTTATCTCATTATATTTGTCAATAGTTATAGACAGTTCGTCTTTATGAGCTATGTCGGTTGTAAGGTATCTTGTTGTCATTGTATTAATAGTTTTATAAGGATGCTAGATATGCCTGATATGCTGTATAAAGTGCCAATGCTTGTGGTGCTGTTAATTTTCCTCCTGCATACCACATTGTTATTTGCTGACCTGCCAACCCATTGGTGAAAGAGCCAATATTGTTAAGTCCCCCGATAAAGAATGCTAAAGGGCATAAGGAATTACTATTACTTGTCGTTGTCCCTACAGAGACACCATTAGCAAACTGTTCTATAGTTGTATTATTATTCCTTTGATTATGAAACATTCCAGTGGTAATTCCGAAGGCGTTTAAAGGCGTTATGTTAACACCGTTCATAGCTTGGTCAGCAGGAGCACCAGCATTATCTAATTTTAGATAAGCCCTATTACCGAGTACTGACAGCGTCCCTGTTATGTATGGCGAGCCAGTTGATGATGATAGACAGATACCGACAGAAGCATCATTTAAAACATAATTAACACCATCTATACTTGGTCTAAAATTAGAGTTGAGATATCTTGTAGCAGAAGAAGCATATCCATTATCTGCGGTGAATACCATTGCATTGACATTAGTAGCATTAAGGGAGGGATTTTTCCAATTAATCAGAGATGCTTGGGCGTTGGCTGCTATAAGCACGTATAAGGCATCTAATATATCCCATACATTCCCTGCCTTTAAAGCTAATATGAAGTTGTTTATTGCTATTTTTCTTGCATCTGTTGGGGGAGTTGTCATGGCAGCGAATAAAGCCAAAGCATCAGCATCATAGCTAAACCCATGTTTAACGACTTTATTGTTTACGGTAAGCCATTTACTGCCCACCATGATAGCTGTGGTTGTTATACTCGGAGTTGAAACGGTATATGTTATTGTTAGTTTTGGTCTTAAAGATGCTGTAGCATAATCACTACTTGCGAAGTCATGCCCTGCCTCTGCAGTTGTCATGTGCAAACCATAATTGTTCCAACTTCCACTATACCAATTCTGAACAGCAGTAGTTATATTAAAAGACTTCCAACCTGTACCCGAAGTGGCATAATTACCTATATTCCCACTAATTATAGGTTGGTTGTTCCAAGTAACAGTATTTTCCAGCCAACTTTGAGTTATTCTCGTTAATACCTGCGTACCTCCACCATAGTTAACTACTACATATAATTCCATGATAGCACTTGTTATTGTTGCACCTACAGGGATAGAAGATAAATCCCATTGTATAAGTCCATCAAATTGACCAAAATCCTCATCAAATCCTGAACCTATTCTTATATCAGTTCCATAATTAGTACTACCTTCAATATCATTTATATACGCATCTTTTCCTGCAGTTGCATCTGGCTGTAAGATAAGAACCGTTTGAGCGAAGCAATTTACTGTCAGGAATAATATTAATATGGATAATATATTTTTCATTTTATAATCTATTAGCCCCAAATCCCCCATGTGTTATCGTTACTGTAGAACCAGCACCAGTTCCCTTTACTTTAATCTTTAATACTTCTCCTCCATCCAGCCACACTCTAGCACCCCATGAAGTATTGCTAATGCCTAACAGAGTAGGGGTACACTCTGCTTCAAATGTTTCATTTTTAACATCATCAATGAATAATGAAAAGTATACTGATTGTAGTGTTATTGCTGAATAGCTGAATGATGCGAAAAAATTAATAAAATAATACCCACTACCAGTAGCATCCAATGTAAGTGTTGAATCGGTTGCTGTAAAGTTTTCTAACAATGTATCCCTCCAGAGAGCAGTAGTGTAATAAGCACCTGCATCTGTTGTTGTAATCGTACTGTCTCCATTAGTAAGTAATTGAGCTAAATAATACGGTGATATAGTCTTTCCGCTTAATACATTCGCAAAGATAGTATCTGCTGGCGTTCCACTTGAAGCTAAATTGCCAGTAAATGCCGTTGCATTAATACCCCCATCAATGGTATCTGTGCCTATTGTTACAACTTGGGTCTTAATGGTATCAAATTGGGGACTTGCCGTAGTTCTTAGGTCTTGGTCAATATATGTATGGTCTGTACCATTAGAACTCCTATGAACGGTGTTTAGCCCTACCCTTGTGCTTATTCCTGTCGTATCTGTGATGTTTAACTTTAAATTTATCCTATTACTCAAACTGATTGTGTCAGCACTATTCAATTTAAGGTTTATTCTATTAGATAATGATGCCGTGTCAGATTTATTGAGCTTTAAATTAATACGATTTGACAACGATGTAGTATCTGAACCGATAAGAAATCCCTGTGCATTTACCCATACCTTGACTGCCGTTGAATCAAAATATTTTAATAACGTATCTATCAATGCCGTTTCTGTTATCACAAAAGAAGTATCGGAAAGTAACATATATGCCGCCGCTTCAATGCCTCCTAAGGAATCAGCGTTGTCCACGCTCATAGCTCCTGCCGTTGTCCCGATAGTCCCATCAGGATACAGTATAGCTTTTTGAACATTAACGGTATCATGAAAGATGGCTTCACCTGCGACACCCAGCGTATCATTCACTTTCACATTGCCCTGAAAGTAGGGCTTTGTATAATTCTCTGTTACATTGGTCTGCGAAAAGACAAACAAAGGCAAAGAAAGGAATATAAAGATTAATTTTTTCATTACACTTGATATATAAAGATTATTGTAGCATCAGTAATTGACCCTCCTGCTAGATTGACATTAAAATTGTTTATATTAATATCGTTTCCAGTAGTAGCTACATACGTGCCTCCATCTTTTACTGAATAAGCAATAGGATTAACACCTAAAGTATGTGTCACGGTGTTATCACCCGCATTTAGCGTCTGCGTAATAGTCTTGTTAGATAGGTTGCCACCGCCCGAAGCATAGGGGTTGCCATCTATGTCTACTAAGATAACTTTTTGTACAGAAGCTCCATCATTGAGCTCTTGTATGCTTTTAAATGGTTGTGGCATGTCTTTTTATTTTTTTATTGTTATATGGTTGTTTTTCTGCTTTGTTTTCATAGAGTATCTTTTCCGCTTTTAAGTTTTGGTTTTCCTCTTGAAGACTTTTAATGATGTCGCCCTGTCCCGATATTGTTAGCATAGCTCTCTCTAGCTCATCTTCCGCAAAGAGCTTCTCGTCTTTTGGAGCGTCCAAAATAACAACGAGTCCCTTTTGTACAAACGATTTAGCCGTGCTTGCATCCAACTCTAATATTTTGCCAATCGGCTGAAAGGGTTTACCCCTAAATCTGTCATTGATAACTTTACATTTCATCATTCCTAAATTATTAGTTAATATTATTTTATCATCTTTTTTGCCACTTCCATTGCCTGACTCTCTCTGTGTTCCTGTCAGCACTAAATCTATCCATACTATATTTAGCTTCTTGTACAATTCGCTTATCACCCTATAGTCGCCACGCCTCCACTCTGTCCATGTTACGTCTTTTAGGTGTTTTGAATTAAACATAAAACCAATTCCTGAAATATCTTTAACCACTGGCTCACATCCAAAATGTTCATCGCTTGGAACTATAATGCTTCCGATTTTCACCCTCCATAATATCAAGTCGTCTTCTCCTGTGATGCTATTAGTAATAGTATCAAGAGCATTGTTATTTATGAAAATATCATCATCATCAAGGTATATCACCCACCCCTCCTTCACCTCTTTTGCCATCTCATTCAAATAAAGATTGTAAGGGAAGTGAGCACCGTAATTTTGTGTGTTTTTATGTAGGGTTTTATCGACTTCTATCCTATCATAATATGTAGAATAGGCATTGTATTTATAAGTGTATGTATCAACCGCCCCTTTCTCTATGCCTAATATTGACTGCACGTTCTTATATTTTTGGAAATATATACTGTTCATTAATCCGTCTATGTAGTTGGCTCTGTTGCTTGCCCTTGTCAGTATGTTTACTTTTGGCTTCTCATCTACATATACCTGCTTGATGGTCTGTAGTAAGCCCTCGTAGTTGTCGCTGTAGTATATGTCGCTGCCTCCTATCTTTGGATACCATCGCCAAAACGACCCCACTTGAAGCTCTTTACATTGCTTGCTATATATGATATTTTTGCCTCCAAAATAAGAAGCCAGGATACTATGTCCTCCATTCATGGTGATGAAATGTTCGCAATTGGCAAATATTTTCAACTGTATAGTATTGAAACTTTCATCTTTAAAGTCGTGGATATTGATGACCTCTGGATATTGTTTTAATAGTTCAAAGTCTCCTATATTTACAGGCTCTATATTGTCGTAGTATTCCTCCCTTCCTTTTATATTGATATAAACTATCGTATATTTGTCTTTTAAGAGGTCAAACATATCCCTTAGACATCGTATATTGAAATAGTTTATCGGCGGCTTGCCCCATTCTTCATTAATTCTGTTGCATATCACTACAGTTGGCTTGTCCCATTTGTATTTAGTATTCTTGTAATGATATTTGTAAGGTGGCACTTTAAACTTACTAAAGTCAAAGTATGGGTTGTGGATGGCTACATTGGGCACTCCTGAATGTAATGCCGCCTCCATATTATCCCATGACCGCCCTGTGTCCTCCTCTGTGTGGTCAGGGGAGAAGTAATATAAAGGCGAAGTGTCGAAGCTACTTATAGTGCCATCTAGCTCACCCTGCATGTGTAGGTAGTACGCATAAGGCAAAGCACTCAACAGCTCGTACCCGAACTCTATATGATTTGCGTGTACTATTTTGGACATAATATTAAAAATAATTGGTCGTGTGGTTGTTTTGTTTCGCCTCCAAAACTTTTTATAATAGTGAATCCTTTTAATGCGTCTAATATTTCTGCGATAGAATATACTGTCCTCGCCTCGTCTAACGTTGGAGCATTAGGTGGCGATGTAAACCATGTACATAACAGCTTGCCGTCTTTTTTTAACACCCTCTTAATCTCTTGTATATAAACCTCGCAGGCTAACATAGGTTGGATGTGTGTAAATACACTCGTCAATGTTATGGTGTTAAAATAACTATCCTCAAAAGGAAGTATCATGGCTTCAGGCGGTATCGTTCCCATAGGGTTGTATCGCTTGTTGTATACGTCGAGATAATGAAAGGCAAATGTAGGATATTCCATAAAAGCCTCGTTGCAATATTCAACACACCCTTTTATTATTTCTAATCCGTGATATTCAATATCCTTATCTACCTGCCCCATAGCAAGCCTTCCGTTCCCGCTTCCTATGTCTAGCACCCTGTATCCGTCCTTTATTATATCTAATCCGTTAATTAAATCTTTCAATACTAGATAGTTCTTGTAGAACTTCTCTAAGGATCCTCCGCTTACCGGCCCCGCTTTAATGTTTTGTATTTTATTTTTCCAATCCATAGTTTAAAAAAAAAGGGAGAGCGTTATTTACCCTCCCCTCCCAATTATTAAAAACTACAATTAAGAACCTGAATCGATAGCCGCTTTGTCAGTAGAGATAGTTCCTTTTAAGAAAGCAAAAGTTTTGTAGATAGGTAACAAACCTTCAATTTCAAAGTTGAACGTAACAAGATTTTTGATGAAGTTAGTATCATGTTGTTCTGATACACTCATTGTCAAACCTTGTGTCTCATACCATTCTAAGGAAGTAGCTGAATAATCACCTACTAAATAAGCGTCAGCAGAAACATGGAAAGTATCAAACACAGGAACACCGTCAATATATAATTGACCCGCTCTCCTTTCTACCATAACAGCACTTTCTACATATTCTCCTGTTGAGCTTTTAGTAACTTTCACACCGTAAACGTCTTTAGGGTTCATAAAGATTGCTGTACCCCTAAGGTTCGTGATTTCAGAAAGTCTACACAAAGCAGCAGAGATAACGTCCGCAGTGTTTGCAGAATCAACAGTAGAAGCTAATGTCCCAGCTGTGAAAGTTGTTGCGTTGTTAAACAATCCATCTACGGTGTTTGAAGTACCATCACCGTTTATAATAGAGTTATTCAATGTTTCAATCAACTGCTCATTGAACCTGTTAGTCAAGTGATTTATAAGGAAACTAGTATTTCTCAACGCCTTCTTACTTACGTCGATATGTGTTCCCATACGTACTGAAGTAGTCTTCACCTGTTGTAGATTGAGAGTACTTTCAGCTGATGCAGCATTTTCTGCTAAAAATCCAGCTGCATTACTGTATCCTGTTTCTTTGATGTGGTCAAGAACATCAACATCTGAAGTACCCCCTGAAAGGATTGCTCTAATGTCAAATTTCTTTGGACCCAAGAAAGCAACCTCCGGCCCCTTTCTTTCTGGCGTAACTACGTCATTGGTAAAACCTCCCATTGTTACATCTTTCAGTTGTATCCCCTTAGACTGTCCTCTTTGTCCTCTATCATTGAACTCTTTAAACTCGTCACTTTGTAATGCTTTTGCTATAGCATCTTTTAAAGTAACAGTTTTTTTAGAAACACCAGTTTCTTTCAACTTAGTGATAGAAAGTCCTGCTTCGTCAATCTGTTTTTGGATGTCCAATTTTAAGTCCTCTATGGATTTTGTTAACCCTTCTGTTTTGCTTGATTCTTTTAACGCATCAAGTTGGTCTGTAAGCTTCTTCATTTCGTCATCAAAGTATTCTTTTTTAATCAAACCCCTTGATTCTTTTTCAGAAAATTCTTTCATCTTTGCTTCGATTTTTCCAAATAACGCTTTTTCTTTTTCTGTTGGCACGTCAGCACCAGCACCCCCTTCACCTTCTACTATATACATAGCAAATGTGAAGGGCATAAATACAGAGATTAAAAATCTCATAAATAAATTCTTTGTTTTCATTGTTTTTAAATTAGTTAAATAAATTAGTAATGATTTCTATTCTCGGCTCGTCAATCTTTGGAGTGATTTTTGTCGGCTCCTCTTTGATAAGTGAATTATATAGCGTTTGGATTTGCTTCAGATCTACCTGAAACTGCTCCATAGTCTCGTCTGAATATGTGCCATTAGATAATGCCTTTACAAGTTTGTCCATCCTGGCATTAAGCATATCTATCTGCTCCATTTTGTTTCCCTTTGCACTTACAATGTGCGTGAGGTGGTTTGCTCCCCATGTGACGCTCGAATATTCCCATAGCTTCACCTCTGATATTTTCCAATATAGGATTTGGTCGCCCTCTATTACTTTTTCCGTCTTGATGGTGTTGAATCCTATGCTCAATTCTGTGATGATGCCGTCAATGTGCTGTTGTAATTTATCTTGGCTTGGCTGGTCTGTTCCGAACTTACTTACAAAGAACAATCCCTTTTCGTCTTCTTGTAGCGTGGTTGGGATTGCTATCGGTGTCCATGAATCATGTTGCCATAGGTGTTTTATTCGTGGTATCTTAGCATCAACTCCCCTCTCTTTAAGTGTCTTCTTAAAAGCACCCTTCATTACCATATCCCTGTCGCTATCAATCACATTAAATATAGATGCGTATCCAGCTACTGTCCCCTTCTCGGTGTCAATATCCTTTATTTCTGTTTGTGCTTTTATCTGATAAAAGGTCTTCATTATGTGTGATTGTGTTTTATGAAATACTTTTTACAAAAATAATGCACTTAGTGTTAATAAAAAGGTACAATATATTACAAGGTATTTGTTGAAGGTGTCGTTTTTTTTTACTTTTGCAAAAATTCTTATATGTATAAAGACGTTTCCATATCTCAACTACCCCATCAGTGGGTTTTAGATAACCTTACCGATTACCAAAAGAAGACGTTGGAGATTAAATACTTCGTAAAAAGAGAAGTAAAGACAAGGGAAGGCAAAAGAGTTGATGTCATCTGGGACTTAGGCAAGGAGATGGGGCTGTCATCAGAAGCCATCAGTAAGATATTCTATAAGGCTACCGACGTTGACTTACCTGCATCCTCTAATAAAACTAATGATGAAGGTATGTAAATCTTGTCCATCGCTGGGTCTGGCATGACATCCATCCCTTGTATCGTTCTCCTTTGGTTGGGCGACATCCACCATGTCTTTTCTAGCGTTGCAGCCATCTCTTTAAAATTATCTTGCAATACCGATACGTTCTTCCAGTTCAAGTCCAGCCAATATGTCTTACCTTCTGCTAAAGAATAGGGCTTTACTAGCCAGCTATTAAGCTCGTCCCTCAAGTCATTCATAATAGGCATAACCACCTCTGTGATTAATGACTTCTTTGCTTCCTCTTGATTGTTGTATGTCTTATTTTCAGGGTCGTTGAATAGCTGCGACTGTACACCGTAGATATTACATAGCGTACGTAAATCTAATTTCTTGCTCTCGATGATAGCTAAGTCAACAGGCGACATCCCCATATTGTACCATCTGACATTGGCAGCGGTAAATAAAACCTTGTTAATATTTTCAGTGCCTCCGAACTTCTCTCTATATTTTTCTTCTACTGCTTTAACTTCATCACCACTCATAGCCATACTCTCGTCTCGGGCATCACCCGAGATGATACCCATAGCTCCGTTGTTAATAAAGGATTTAACCCTTGCCGTGTCGGCACTATTGGATGCTGCGATGTTTTTAAACGCTGCTTTTAGCGGAGATATCCCCCATAAATAAGCCCCATTGGCATATTCAGGATTGAAATACCTTGAATGTAGTACGTTTTCCGCTGGGATGTCGTGTCGCCTATTGTATGTTATATTAAGCCTATAGCCCTTAATTGGCTCTCTCCAATCCCCCGCCACTATGTCCGTAAGCTGCGGAGGCATCAACCATAGTTCTTGAAACAACCCTTTGTTCTTGCCGAAGTCAGGAGCCACCCCATTGATTAAAGCGTTGCCAGTTGTTAGCTTAAATCCTACATAGTTACATAGGAACTCCGTATATCCCTGTATATTGTTGGGGTGTTCTAATAGGTCTAATATCCTGTGCTCTGGTATTTCTTTCAATGCCTTTGTGCGGTATATCTCCGACTTTATAGTAGCGGCATTGTTGATCTGTTTGTAGTGTCGGAGCTCTTTCTTATTGACCACTTCGTTGAGCGTCCACTCTATAGAAGAACAAGTCTTGCAAATTTTATCAATGATAGAATACACATCAGCGTTGCCCATGTATCCCTCTTTAATAAAGTTGTCGAAGCTTGCTTCTTTGTAGATGGGGTTGCCCATCCCTATAAACCTGAAAATCTCTTTGCTTATAACAGAGCCGATAGCCCTTGATATTTGTTTGCGGAAAAACCCTCTAAACATAATAAAACATTTTTACAAAAATAATGTTTATTATGTAACTTATTATGTAATTTATTTTATATGGGTAGTTCACAATATTAATTACATAATTAAAAGGATTGCTTAAACATCCTCATTGCTTCTTCTTTTTCGCTTTGCGTTGGAGGGGTAACAACGTATGAGGTGTATGCTGGGAAGTATTGAGCCCTCCATATCTTAAATGATTCTAATGCTTTTGCTGTCATGTTTTAGTTTTGTTTTCGTAGTTGAGCAAGTAGCCCTATCTCCTGATTATCAATGTTAATTATTTTGTATATGATTTCATTATTTATGCAAATAAATAACATTAATTTCAATATACAAACAAAAAAATGATTTATTATTATGCAACAGCAAAAGCAACCCTTATATTCTTTTCAATGATGCCAGTCAGAGCGTCAGGGGCGTCATCGTGCTTGTTCTTGCCTACCCTCTGATAACTTGTAACATCTTCGTAGAACTTCTGCCATCTGTCCATCCAATTGTCGGGGAAGAGTATATACTGCTGAACATTGGAACTGTTGCTATTGATACGCTGTTGCTTATTTTTGGACTGATGAAACCACTTTACCGAACAATGATATTGATTTTCGTCCACTATTCGCTGTACATTACGTGCAAAGGCACGACCTCCTGCATTACTTTCTATGTCCACCGTCTTTGCATCGTTTCTAATAAGCAGTTTTGCAACCTCTATTTCTGTTATCTCGTTTGCGTCAGTAGTATAATATACATCCAGTATGTACCGCTCTTGCCTATATTTGCCATATACGATAGCACAAAGGAAGTCCTCCCCTTCGTCAGCCGTATCTATGTATACCTTGACCTCCAATAGGCTGTTGCCGTTGTCATCTCTCGGGATGTCTTTATACGTCTTTAGGTTTTGATACAACGCCCCAGCTATGTCAATGACCTCCTGCTGGTAGTTGGCAAGGAATATCATCTTGGTATTGTTGTCCCTAAAGGATGAAATCTTTCGCTCCTCGTAGGTCTTCCTGTTGAGGAAGTCCTCACATAGCATACTGTCGGTGTCTTTGTTGTATGCTGGTCTTTTCAGCACATACCAGCTGCCATCATTATTAGCTAATATACGCCCCGCTATGTCGTTCTTGTTCCATCGTGTGTGATTTACTATCTCTAGCGGCTCGCCTCCTTTTGCCGACACCCTACTCTTAAACGTCCCCTCGTACCATAGCCATATCTTTGATAGGTGGGTCTCATTTAATGCCTCCTCTGCTCCCTTCACTGGGTCATCAACTATCAATATTGTTGCACCTTTTCCTGTTATACCTCCTCCTACCCCTGCTGATAGGAAGTTGAAGTGTTCACCCTCCAAAGCCCATTTCTGTACCCCTTTATCGCCTTCTTTCTGCTTTGCCGTGAAGATGTCCGAATATACCACCTCGTCCATGTTCTTCTTTTCCATCATGCCATCCCGTACATATCTGCTGAACTCTGTCGCTGCCCAATCGGAATAGCTACATTGTATAATACGTTCCTGTTGGTTTAGACCAAATACCCACTGACAAAAGTTCGTTAACGTGATAGTCTTTAAATGTTGAGGGGGATAGTTGATGATTAACTTCTTGTATACTTTTCCGTCTTCTTGAGGCAATCCAAAATATAGGCGTTCTAGCGTATCGCATAACTCAACAGCATGTTCTTTTCCAGTATATAATTGTGGATGCTTAAGCTCGCAAAAGTCATATAGATGCCTCCTAGCTAGCTCAATCTTTAGTGCCTTCCAGTCGCTTAGCAAGTACCGCAACGTTTCGGAGCTCATCGTCTGATAATTTAGTTAAATCTACTTTAGTGTTTACGGTGGCTTCTACCTTTGTCTCGTTGTAATTCATTGATAGTGATTTTCTTTCTTCATGCTCGCAAATAATCTTAAATAATGCTAATTGTAACGTGGGGTTGTCTGATTTATACCACTTTGATAAAAGAGAATGTTTTGTCCTGTTTTTGTTATCATCCAACGCCTTTATTAGGGTGTCCGATTTATTAAGCCCTATCTCATAAAATTGGCTTCTTGATATACCACTATAAAAAGAGAATATCATCTCTACTGTAAAGATATTGTTTTTTTTAATACATTCTAATATCTCTATTTCGTATTTTTTAAATTCTTTCATTATGTTTTATACTTGTCATGCCTCCTTCCAGATACTTACATATTTCTGCTACTATTTCAGGGCAATATTTCATTTTAAACGGAATAACAAACATCTTATCGTGAAAATCACAAAACGGAATAACAAACATCTTATCGTCAAAATCACAAAACGGAGGGCTAACCATATTGCCAGTATTGCGTCTAATAGTGTTCTCATAATTCATCAAAAAGGGAGGTCGTCTTCATACCCTTGAATAGGTATTGCTGTTTGTGTAGCCGAATGTTTTCCTTCTCCCAAAATTCGCCATGCTTCTAATGTCGTGAAATACAAATCCTCGCCATTTTTATTCGTCCACTTTTTCCCTCGTAGGTTGTAAGATACTTCTACCTTATCCCCTACTTTGTGTGCCTCTATAGTGTCTACGTTTTCCTGTGTTAATTGTATAATGAATTCGTTAGGATATTTGTCGTTGTCCTTCACTACGAACTCTCTTTTTTGAAACTTGTCAGATACTTTCTGAGTTTCCCTAATTACTGTTATTGTCCCTTTTATTGTTCCCATGAATTTAATTGTTATTACTGGATTGTTTTAACTCTATTTATTTTTAAAAAATTTTAGCTCGTTGTAAAAATGGAGGGGAAGTCCAACCTTCCCCTCCATCCATCAAAACCATGAACTAAACAACGTGTAAAAGTACTGTTAAAAAACATATTTGTCAAGTAAAAAGTGTTTTATTTTTGTTGAAAATTCAAAATAAAGTTGCATTGTTCTTGTAATTAGTTACCAATATTTCAATCCTTCTGTTGTCTAAGTTTCGTCTTTCGCCAATAGTCTCAATTATTAGCCCATTATCTTTTGCCTGCTCCATTATGAATGGATGATTGAACTCTGACATGGCAAATTTACATCCGCTCTCTATTAGGGCTTTAAACAAGTCCTCGCTGTCTTTGTTTGTGAACCCACTTTCATAATTATTGCCAGTATCCAAATATGGCGGGTCGCAATAGATGAAAGCATCCCGTTTTCCTGCATCATTTCTTAGGGCTATTTTTTTAAAAATATCCCTAAAATCTGCATTCATAAATTGACAACCAAAAAGAAACTCGTGAGTTTTCTTTAAATTTTCATGCAAAATCTTACTCGTATTATTCCGTTCAAATTTCAATGTTTCCATATGCCCCATAAAGCTGTAATTACTCAAGAAAAGGAAACGAAGTGCCTTTCTGATTGGGTCTGTTTCTTGTGTGGTTCCCCAGTGTTTCGATAAATCTTCGCTTACAGGCATCTGCAAAAACAGTTCTTCCAGTTCTTGTTTTCTTAAACTCACCACTTGGAATAAATTAAAAACATCACTATCTAAATCGTTTAAGATATTATACTTTGCTTTTGGCTTATTAAAAAACATTCCTCCAGCACCAAAAAAGGGTTCAATATAGAGATTGTGTTTAGGAAAGTATTTTTGTATCTCCTTCGCCATTTTTGCCTTGTTGCCAATTCTTCTTAAAATCATACCTTTTGTTTAATTGTTTCAAATATTCTTTCGTCAATTCGCCTGAATGTGCCTTAATATGACAACTTCGGCACAATGATATTAAGTTCTCTATGTTATCCCTTGCCTTTGCTCCTCCCTTGCCTTTGCTCCTCCCATGCCTTTGAGTACAATATGATGGATGTCTACACTTTCAGCACCACACACCCTACAAGGGATATACTCGCCTTCTTCGTAGCCATAGTATTCGGAATAGGTTTTAATGTATGCCTTCATTTTCTTCTTTAATTCGCTTTTCATCTTCAGCTGTCCGATTTTTTCGGACACTTCACATCCTAATTAATATAACTACCATTATCAAAATAAACCCTCCTTGTTGTGAATCTATCTCCACACTCACAACGGGTAACTTCAGATGAGTCAAAGTATCCTGTGTATTCAATACCTCGTCCACAATTTGGACAAAAGACTCTCCAGTTCGTATCATCATCGTTAATAGCATAGCCATCAACAGAATGGTTACAATTAATAAGTGGCGAAAATTTTACCCCATCGTGTACTTCCACGCAAGTACAGATACCTTTACTCAACCTCTTTTTTGAATAGAAAAAAGTAATCCAACTAAACCAAAAATTAATAAAATTTACAACTTTCATTAATCTTTGGGTTCGCAAATAATCTTCCACCGTAAGGAGGTTTTCGCCACATTTTGGACATGGTTTGTCCACAAATAAAACCAAGCCGTGTTCATATGTATAATATACCTCATAATCACATTTGGGGTTGTCGCAAACTATAATTGAGTTTTGCTGTTTTTCTATTAATTTTCTCATCTTTAAATTAAATTAGTTATCGTTTTTTTGCTTTGCGTGTAACCTCCGTAATTTTTTTCCAACTTTTAATACAAATTGATTGTCCGTTGGCTCGTAACACCATCCGTAATGCTTGCACCTTCCACTCTTGCCATTCAACGGCTTATAAAAAGAACATGCCATTCCACAATATCCACAACTTCCATTCACTTCGCTAATTTCTCCATATTCTTTGCAAAAGAAATATCCTGTTCCAGTTTCTCTTTTTGCCTCAATCAAAATCATCTCATCAATTAAGTTGTCTTTCATATATTCACGATGATAAGTAAGATTGTAACAGTTATCATCATCGTATTCGCTGAAGTAAAGTTTTTTTGCCATTATATTAAAGTTTTTTGTTAATTATTATTATTTTCCCTCCTACAGAAGTTCCACTATCTTTGAAAGTTTCTTTTTCAATGTCGATTACTTCTGCTTCAATTTTATAAAGCCAATTTTTAAACTCAATTTGCTTTTTTTGGTGTCCATTCACCCAGCTTTCAGAAGTTATGCAAATCAATCTACCGCCACGAGAAAGGCAGTTGTACATCTCTTTTAAGTGGTCAATATCTTGGTTCTTTGTGAATGGTGGGTTCGCAATTATTTTGCTATATGTTTTGCCATTGTGTTTTAAAAAGTTATCCCCAATCAAATTAAAACGTAATCCGCTTTTATTTAAAATAAAAGTGTTTATATCCATTAACTCAAAACAATCAGGTACACAATCACAAACTTTATTTATACTCTTAATAATAGCTCCTTGCCCTGCACTGGGTTCTAAAATAGTATCGTACTGTTTTAAATCAGCCAAGTAAACTAATTCGTCAGCAAGTTTTTCGGGAGTAGCAAAAAACTGAAATTCTTTTTTTAAGTTTCGTTTTTCTCCATTTGCAATTTGTTTAAGTAAATCAGTCGGGTCGGTTGCAAACATAAACCCAAAAATCTTTCCTCCTTTCCATTTTCCTCCAATCAATTCAAGCGATTTAGCTACTTCTATGTAAAGGTTTCTATCAAGTTGTTCGCTTGGTAATTTAACAACATTACCTTCGATTGTGCAAGTTTGTAAAATTTGTTCTTTTGTTTTCATAGTTTTGGTTTTTAATTAATATTATCATTTAAAAAGGATTGTCGCTTTCTATGTAGCTGTTATCAAAGTGTTCACACCTTTCTCTTTCAAGTTCTACGAACTTTGTTAGATGCGGGATAAACTTAAACGCCAAATCTTTTAAAGCTCCATTCCTATGTTTGGCTACACAAAGATAGGCAAGTCCTGCCGTAGAATTTCCTAAATTATCCTCATTTATCCCGTAATATTCGGGGCGGTATAAAAATCCTACTATGTCTGCATCTTGCTCCAACGAACCGCTTTCGCGTAAATCTGATAATATTGGTTTCTTATCACCCCTCTTTTCTACTTCCCTACTAAGTTGACTGAATGCTATTATTGGCACATCAAGTTCTTTTGCCATTATCTTTAAATACCTGCTTATCTCACTTACTTCATTTTCCCTGTTCCTGCCTTTTAATGAATGCTTTATTAGTTGTAAATAGTCAATAAAAACAATATCCAGTTTCCCCTGCCCTTTTAATTTTTTGCAATTTAACATTATGCCATTCAGGGTGTAAATATTATCAAATATGTGCAGTTGTTCTTTCCCTATCTCTTCTGTCTTGCTATGTAGGTATTTCCATTCATTTTCTGCTAAATGTCCCGAATTTATGCTTCCCAAATTAATTCCTGTACTTATAGCTATCATCCTTTTCATTAGTTGCTTGTCGCTCATTTCGAGATTAAAAACGGCACAATGTTTTTTAAATGATAACATATTGTAAACCATATTTAATCCAAATGCGGTTTTTCCCATTGAAGGGCGTGCTGCTATCACGATAAAATCTGTGTCCTGCCACCCGCCAAAGAGCTTGTCTACGTTACTATACCCTGATGGTACTCCTGTTACATCTTTTTCGCTTGCCGATTCAATGATTTTAATGGTTTCTGATAATATCTGTCTTGATGTCTTTTCTTTACTTACTTCTACCAATGAACATATCTTTAATGCCTCGTCTAATAGCTTTTTGTTGGCATCGAATATATCGGTAGTCTCATCGTAAGCGTTATTAGCTATCTCAGTCCCCAGACGTATATGTTCTCTTAAAATATATTTCTGTCTTATAATCAAGGCGTGTGTTTCTATATTAGCAGAAGAAGCAACTCTATTGGTTAATTGTGAAATAAAATAAGCACCACCAACAGTATCAAGCATCCCAAATGATTTTAATTCGTTTGTTACCGTCAAAATGTCTATGTCTTTATTTTTGTCTGATAGTTTTTTTATTGCCCTCCAAACGTATTTATGTGCTTCTTTATAAAAGCACTCTTCTGAAACTATGTTATTAATTTCATATAACGCATCGCTTTCTAATAATACAGCACCCAGTACGGCTTCTTCTAAGTCTACTGCTTGAGGTGGCAATGTTCCATTTTCTTTCATAGGTTAAATGATGGTTTTGTTTGTTTTGCTTGTTTTGGGTCTTTATTTAATTGTATCAGCAACCAATTAATGAAGTGTTTTTTTATGTCATTCAAAGATTTGTAAATGTCGTCCTTCGCTGTTAGTTCGTTCACAAAGATACCTATCCATCTTTGAATGTCCGTTTCACTTAATGTGTGTCCTTTGTCTTTCATTGTTACTCTTATTTTCTGGTTCCAATTATAAGAATTTAACATTTCATTTTTAATATTATTTACTATTTTTTCAATTTCACTATCATTATAGGTTTTTTTGGGTTCTTTTTCTGTATTAATATTATTTACATTATCATTTACATTAACATTATCATTAACATTAACATTAGTAGGGTTTATTTTAAAGGCAACCCTTTTTTTTAAAAGGGTAGGGTTTATTAATAAAGGGTTGGGTTTTTTAGGACGACCTCCCTTTTTGCCATATTCCTTTTGTTTTTCAATAAATCCATTCCATTTTTCTAAATCCCTTTTTAATTGTTGTTTGATTGGCTCAAACGCAATTTTTAATAACCTATCTTCTAAAATAGGATTTTGGTCATTTACATAGGAAAGGATATGTTTAAATAATATCCCTGCTTCTTCATTAGTTAATTCTTTTAAATTGTGAATAATATCACAATACAATATAAAAGATTTTTTACCTTCCATATAAAAAAACCTACACAGGTGCAGTATTCGGGAGTGCGTTCCCCCTATTCGGCTCTTGCGAGTAACGAACACCTGTGTAGTATATTTTATTAAGTTGTGAATTACGCATAAGAAACATTTTAATACTGGTACAAAAATACTAATTATTTTTTAAATGCAAACTATTTTTTATTTATTTTTCTATTATTGTAATACTTTTTATCTCGTCAACAATATTCACCTGTCTGGCATGCTTTATCACTACTTTAACAGTTTCTGCTATATTTTCAACGATTACAGGATAGAGTATATATTTAAATCCCGTATCATCTTTCATAATTATTACTATCTCAAATGTTTTCATTTAAAGTTAATTTCTTTATTATTATGCTTTCTATATCGTCAAGTCTCTTGGCTTTTTTAATGTCTTCCATCGACACTTTCATAGCTTCTACTATGTTTTCAGCGATTGAAGGACAGAGAATCCCTCTAACCTCCGTCCCATCGTTCAGAATTATTACTATTTCAAAAGTTTTCATATTAACAATCTTGTCAATCTATTCTTACTATCAAGTATAGATTTATTTTTTGTGTTGTCCAATTTATATTTTTGTTTTTATAAAACGTCATTAAGAGGTTAGCACAGTTTTTTTTATCATAACCAGTGTCTAGGTATGCTATAAAGTCATTTATGCTTTCTAATTTTAGACTCTTTTTATCTTTCACTAAGTATATGTGAGGGAGAATCTTCTCTTTTAAAGATACCTTTATCTCATCACCTACCTCCAACCTATCGCTTAATCGCATTGTGGTGAATGCTTTATTGGATAGTTTCTCGTTCCAATTAAAACTAAATGATAATTGCTTCATTCTCTATTAATTAAATAATAATGTTAATTGTTGTTCTTTAATAAACAAGTTACGTGGCAGCTCTTGCCCCTTTTGTCCGGAAATCCTATTTGATGAGTTCCTTTTAGGCGTTCCCAATTAACTCTTTAATGTCTATTCCTAACATCCTTTCTTCTGCTGTAATTTCACAATTATCTACATCACCTCTGATACCTGTTACATCACCACTGATACCTGTTACATCACCATAGATACCTGTTATATTACCTTTGATATCTGATACATCACCTCTGATATATGTTACATCACCTCTGATATCTGATATATTACCTTTGATATCTGTTACATCACCTCTAATACCTATTACATCACCACTGATACCTAATACATTACCTCTGATATTTGTTATATCACCACTGATATCTGATACATTACCTCTGATACCTGATACGTTACCATAGATACCTGTTACATCACCTCTGATATCTGATATATTACCTTTGATATCTGTTACATCACCTCTAATACCTATTACATCACCACTGATACCTAATACATCACCTCTGATATTTGTTATATCACCACTGATATCTGATACATTACCTCTGATACCTGATACGTTACCATAGATACCTGTTACATCACCTCTGATACCTGATACATCACCACTGATACCTAAATGAATACCTTTTACTCTTTTACTATCAACATAATGATAAATCTTGTGTTCGTTTTCAATGAGTTCTCTTTTCATGATTTTTATGTATTAATTAAATAAATATGTATTAATTAAATAAAGTTAATTGTTGTTCTTTATTTTGTTTGTTCCAATTATGTATAAGCATGTTACCCCGTACAGCTATTGCTTCAGCTTTTGCTTTCAAATAAGCACGTGCCTCTTCGGCTTGCTCCAACGTAGTAATCAAACTATATCCTTTCTCGGAGGAGCTGATGCAGTAGCCGTCTTTCATTATCATCTCCTCTATTAGCTTCCTCATGGCTCTGTCGCTTATCCATTCGTAGCGACAGAGATATTCTCGCAAATCGCTCCTTTTGGCGAACTGGTGCGATTTTAAGTACTCAATGATTTTTTGTTTCATAGCTTTAAATTTTCATTATAAAGTTTGTTTTAATAAATACTCCGTTGAGATAATATGATTTATTGCCATTTGCATAAACAATAGCTGGTTTGTCTCCTTCACGATGAAGTAAATTATTGATATAATATGTTTTAGTGCCGTCTGCCTCAATATAAGCGGGCTTGTCTCCTTCTCTATGAAGTAATCCATTGATATAATATCCTTTATCCCCATTTGCCTCAATATAAGCGGGCTTGTCTCCTTCTCTATGAAGCTGTCCATCTTTATTATACCAACGGATATTTCCGTATTTATCGGTTACTTTGTAATTTTCTGTTTTTTCTTTCATAGTTTAAAATTTAAGTTGAAATTATGTAAATTGCTTTAATCTATTATTAAGAATTATTCTTCACTAAATTTTGTATCCATTGAGAATCCTCCTTCACTTTTTCCCTTTTAATAAACAGTTTAAGAGCGTTGTTTACCAGTCAATTAATGCTCCTGTCTTGTATTTTTGCTATTTGTTTTAATTCAGGGATAATATTAGCATCTAATCTGAATGATGTTGCTACTTTTGTTTTTTTATTTTCCATTTTGTTGATGGTTTTGTTACCAAGATTTTTAAACTCTTCCTTAATTTCAGGAAGTATCCAGAAATGAATGTCATTAAATCTTTCAGGATGTTTTTTTAAAAACTCTTTCTGCCACTCGTAACTCTTGAATACTTTAACTCTCTCTTCTGTGTATAACTTGCTTTCATTTAAGTTAAATTTCTTTATAATATCCTGAGAGATAGGTTCTTCAAATGGATTATTGCTGCAATATAATACTCTTAATG